GCAAGATGGCCCGGTGGGTGGTCCGCACTTCAGCGAAGTCGGGTTTGGGCTTTGTGGTCTCGTTTCTCATGGAGGCCGCAGCCCAGTGCCGGCTTTCGGCTATCGAGGGAGTTCCCTTGGGGAGAGCTGCCATCTTTCTCTGCCGAATGGCGCCCATCGGGCGTGATTTCGGCAGTTTAGAACAGCTCTCCTTTATTGGGCGCTCCCTCCCTGAAGGCGACCGGGTCGTGGTGGACCGTGCAATTAAATCGCACAAGTCCGTCATGTCCGATCGCTTCAAGACCCCCTCCGAGATATTGTGCGCTGCCCGCTCGTACGCCGAGAGGTTTGCCCGCAAATGGTTGAAGTGGGATGACGATATTCGTCTTCCCACCTCGCCGTCTGCGGTGATAAGCCTTTCTCGGCGCCAGGGCGGGTCACGCGAACAGGCTCGCCAAGCCCGGGCTTCGCTCGGGTTCGGCAAGTCCCCTGCGTATGGCGGCTTCCTGAGTGATCGGGAGGTCGACATAACGCGCTATAACTCGGAGTCCCTCGCCCTAGCTTCTCGCGCCGCCGCGTTGTGTGGCGGCTCCGAGTTCCTAGAGCACAAGGTTTGTGCGCTTCCCGAGAGAGGTTTTAAGTCACGTATTGTGACTACCCCCTCTTGGGATTGCTCGATGGCTGGGGGGATCCTCAACCGGCAATTACTTACCGGCTTAAAGAGGGTTCCCCGGTGCCGCTCCTTTCTTAATGGGGAGCGGCGCCAAGCCGTCGAGCGAGCGGCTCGTCACTCCAGAACGGAGGACGTCGTCGTTAGCACAGACCTTTCATCGGCCTCCGATCGGCTGCCCCTTGATTTAATAGGGGCCGTCGTCTGGGGGCTGGTGGAGGGATGGACGGGACTCCCAGACCGATGGGCTGAGGCTCTATTCTCCCTTACTGGGAGGCAGGTCCTCATCTACCCAGACGGCCAACGGATCTACTCCGAAAGGGGTGTCTTGATGGGATTAGGGCCTACATGGCCCATTATGTCCATCATACACCTCTTTTGGGTGGATTTCGCGGCCGCCAGGGTAGGCCCGCGCGCCAAGAAGGCAGCTTTGTCGAACACCGCTTTGGGCGGTGACGACCTTGTCGCCTTCTGGCCCCCACCTCTGGTTAAGTCTTACCGGGAGATCGTTACCGCCTGTGGCGGAAAATTTTCCCCCGGTAAGGACTTCACCAGCATGGTGGCCGGAAATTTCACGGAGATGACTTTTCAGTTTTCTCCGGGTTTGTTCCGGGCGGGACCCATCCGCTGGGCGTGCGGCATTCCTGTGAAGGGCTTATGTTCTCTCTCCATTGATATGGAGGGTGAGTCATACGAGGCCCTTCATTCCACGGGGAGGGGCCTCCGTGCGAGACGCGTTTTGCGCGTCCTTCGCCCGGAGGCCTGGCGTAGGTCAAGATCCGCTGGGATCCCGCCCACGCTCC